GATGGCTATACTGAGCGTGATATAAGACGTATTCAAGGTACTGCTGCTCCTAGCATGACTGCTCCTTTAGCTGTAGACTTTAGTGCTCTTCCCAAAAAGCATTCAACCACAGCCTTTCAAAACTACGCAGTCGTTGCAAAAAGTGGTATGATAGCTACAGCAGAAGCTGACTTAAAGAAAATGAGTGGCGCTTACTTAGATGGAACTCTAAAAGCGGCTGACAAAATTAGGTATGAAGCACTTAAAATTGCAATTGAGGATGAGGATTATCGTTCTATACTAACGCTTGCACCTGATACACAGAATGATCTTTTACGAATGGATAAAGAAACTGGGTCTGGCTTGAGTGCAGCAGGATCTTTCTTTAAATTTGAGGATGGTATGGAGGAGTTCTTCGTTAACACTGCTTCTGCTAGATCTGGAGATTTTAGTTTCCTTGAAGGAAAGTGGAATGGTGCAAAAAAGAACTACCCAGATATACCGCCTCTTAAAGATCTTCCGTTTTTTAATACAATAGAAGAGGGTAAAGCATCTGGTAAGAGGTATTATATAGCAGCAGGTGCCATTAGACTAAATGAAGCAATACCTCCAGCAGAGATAGATAAAGCACCTATAAGTGAACCAGTTACGACAGTATCTGAAACAGCAGCAGGGCCTCTTGATACAGCATCAGTAGATACTAATAATATAACAGATCCTAGTACAATACAATCACAGATGCTATCCTTAGATGTACCAGATAATGCAGGGGATGCAAGCAACCCTATGCTTACTGGGTGGCAAAATTTATCAATGGGAGCCTTATCAGACTTTGATGATGCTTTTAAGAAGTTTAGAGTTGGCTCAGTTAACAAAAGTAAATCTCAAAACAAGGAAGATTACAAAGCATATAACGATGACTCAGATATTTTGATGGAAGTGTTGGATAGTGTAGGAGAATTTATTGAGGCTGATGCAGGCGGTGCTGATGAGGCTAAGCTTACAGAATTAGCTGACTTGATGAATACAGGTTTACAAGCTGCGCCTGACAGAGTTAAAGTAATAGTTAATTCTTTGATAGAAAAGTTAGAAGCTGGTGAATACAGTTCAGAGCCAGAAGACAATAGTTTCTTAGGTCAAGTTAAGGGTGGCTTTCAAGATCTTAGTAATTTCTTAGGAGGTACTATGTTTAATACTGGAGATAGTGAACCCTCAACTCCAGAAATGAATGACCCAGAATCTGTCCGACAGATGGGTAAGATTCCATTTACTAACCTTAATGCCACAGAGACAACGGATGACGCAATTGTGTTTATGTCTTTTGATGACATAAAGGCACAGCTAAAGTCTGGTGAACTTCAACAGGATGATGTAGTTGTTTACCAAGGTGCATATTTCAAAATAGATCAAGCAGTGGCTGGGCCTATTGGTAAAGTTAATTTGATCAAGGCGTAAACACAATGGACGATTATGGTTTTAAAGACATTGGTGCAGATGTAACTGATGAAGAAGACGATTATGGTTTTGTAGACATTGGCGCAGATGCGGTTGCTGAAAAAGATGATTATGGTTTTAAAGACATTGGCAGGTCTGATGACAAAGAAACTATTACAAGAGAATCTTTAGACGCCTTACCTAATGCTGAGACAATCAATGATCTAATGACTGACAGAAACTATGCTGTAGTTGGGCAGTATATGGATCAACGTTTTGGAATGACAGAAGCTAGGCATGGGCGTCAGAAGATTGTTGATTCTTATGTTAACCATATGCGTAAGTTTAACTTTGGTCAGTCTATAACAACAGGCACAGAGTTAGCATACCTTAGTACAGACGATGAAACTAAGAAGATGGCTGCTGGTCAGGCCTACAAACTCTTTGATAACATGAAGGGTGCTTTCTCTGAGGAGTACACGTTTGGTCAGAAGGCTGACGCTGTAGGTGACTATGCTCGTGCACTTATAATAGATCCTGTTAACCTTGTATCTCTAGGCTTTGGTAAGCTTATCACAGGTGGTGCGACTAAGGTTGCAGCACAGCTTGCTAAAGAGACAGTGAAGAAGCTTGTAAAAGATTCAGCAATTAAAAAGGGATTAGGTAAGAAAGCTACTGAGGGTGTACTTACTAAAGCTATGCAAGTAGAAGCCAATATAATTGAGCAAAGAGTAATTGGTCAAATCATTAGAGGTGAAACTATTACAGGCCTTAGCAAGGGTGCGAGAGTTAAAGGTGGAAGAGTTGTTAAGGGTGCGTTTGATAAGGAGCTTAAGAGCTTAGCACGTAAAGAGATAATGGCTACTGCTGCATTTGATAGTGCTGCTGCTGTTACTGTTGATGTTGTGTATCAAAAAGCATTGATGCAGTCAGGCGTACAAGACAATTACAGCACACTACAAGGTGCTCTCACGGGTGTTACAGGTGTGTTTGGTGGTTCACTAGCATATGGTCTTAACCTGCTTAACAAGGCACCTCACAGCAAATCAACCCTACCACTATTCATGCAAGCACACGACAATGCTATCTCAACAGAGGCAGCAGTTGATGCTCTGATTTCTAAAGAACGTAAGAAGAGTAACAAAGCTATACTTAAGGCGATGAACTTTAAGGATCTTACAAAAGCTTTGAATAAGAGTACTACTAATGCAGCTAGATGGGCAAAGAAAGTAGAATTAGGGGATGCACTCACTCGTAGTTCTGATGAAGCAACACCTGATCCTCGTAGAGATGATCTGCTTGGTGCATTCTTTCATGGTATAGACGATGGTAATGTTAGCTTCAAAGGACTAAAGAATATCTTTGATGACTTTGGTATTAAGCTATCTAATCAGGACGATCTCTTTGAGAACTTTACAGACTTTATAACAGAGACTATTACTGCCCTACCTGCAGGACCAAGGTCAGAGGTTAGTAAATTGTATGAGCTTACTATGCAAAAACTACCAGAGTTCCAAGGTAAGAATCTAGATGATGGCTTGCTTGTACTCTCTAGCTTATCCAGTAACTGGGGCCGCACAGGTAACACACTCTCTAAGCTTAAGAAGGATTTAAAACTAGCTAAGGCAGGGCCTGCTAAAGATAAATACAATGAAGTTATTGAAGATATTCTAGATGCACCTAATCCTACATTTGTAGAGAAAACAAGACGTGGTATAGGTAAAGGTGCTGCTACGATGCAGCAAAACTTAATTCGCATGTTGATCACACACCCCGGTACAACTGCACTTAACATAGTTGGTTGGGCTAACGCCTCATCAATGGCATCTGTAAGTGACATACTTAGAGGCGCACTATATGGAGGGCGTTCTCTGGGTGAGATGGCTATTGGACGTAGTACTCAGGCAACAGAGTTTGCTAACAAGTCAAAACTTATGCTCTCACTACAGCGTCAGAAAATTACAAACTTAGTAAGTCCCTATGCTACACAGCAGTCGGCTATGTCTTTCCTTGCAGCTAACCCTAAGTCTCAGAAGGAACTATTCCGTTACATGTCAGGTGGCATTGAGCTTGATGATGTATACAAAAACTTAGGCGTTGATATAAATGACATGAACAAGCCCGGTATGGCAGAGAAGGTCATGGATTTTGCCCAGACTGTTTACGGGGTTAAGGCACAGGACATATACACTAAGTCTCAAGAGTTTATGTACTCTTTAGATAAGCAGATACGACTAAAGTATGGAGTATCCTATGCAGAGTTTTTAGAGAAAGGCACTACTGGTATTGACCCAGATAAAGGCCTGCCTCTGTATAAGTTAATGAAGGGTGACGATTATGTTACCGTACAAGCTGCTGCTGTAGAAGACGCACTACGTAACGTGTACGCTAAGTCGTATGGTGGTGACCGTATGAAATCTGCAGAAGGTTCACTGACACTTGCTGCTAGATTCATAGAAGACTTACGTAAGGTTCCTGTGTTTGGTGCAATGGTTCCCTTTGGGCAATTCTTTAACAACACGCTAGGTCATGTGTTTGACCACACAGGCATTAGCTTGGTACATAAGTATGCAACGGGTAGCACTCGTGATCCTATGGAATTACTTACTAAGTCTGCTGTAGGTCTTGGCTTTATTGGTGTTGCAACTGCTCGTGAAATGGATAACATGGAAGAAGGCTTAGCTTTATTTGATGAACGAGGCAGTGATGGTTCAATACGTAATCGCATGTATGACTTCCCGTACAGCTATTATAAAGCTATGGGTCGCATGGGTGCTCACGTAGTTAGAGATGGCGTAGTACCCCCAGATATGTGGAGAGAAGTTGTAACTGTATTTGGTCCTAAGGGACTTACACGACAGCTAAATGATACAGCTAAGTTTTCATTTGATTTATTCGCTGACATAGTAACAGGTGAAGACGTTGCAGCCGTAGATGGATTAGTTAAGATTGTACAGGATACAGGCGCTATGTACATTAGCGCTTACTCAAGACCTCTTGATCCTGTAAATCAAATCATTGCTTTAAGTAGAGGAGAAGACTACACACCTATTGATCGTAAGCAAGGATCAGAGTTCGCAAACAAATCTGCTCGTTATGTAGATCAAATCTTTACAGGATTAACTGGTGTAGAGTTAGCCCCAGAGAAGTCTAGTGCGATAACCAAAGATCCAGCTATGGCACCTATAGGTAGGATCTTTGGCTACCGGGAGGTTCCGGGGCAGACATCTATTCAACGTATGTTTAATGAGATAGGTAAACCTCAATGGCGTACTGACATAAAGTCTTTTATCCCAGAGGTACGTAACGACATCAACAAGTATATTGTTAACATCCTAGAGAATGAGGCAGAGAAAACTATTAACAGTCTTGGATGGAAAAATGGAGACACTATGATACGTACTAAGATGCTTAGTGATGTCCTTAGTCGTTCCAAAACTACTACAATGGATATCCTTAAGGATAGCTCTGATCCTACCGATACAAGAACGCTTAAATTCTATGAGTTGACGAATGGTACTAGAGGTATCTCTAAGAATGATGTGGACAAAGCATTAGTAAGTTTAAAAATAGATAAGGAAATAACAGAATTAGATGAGAACCAATTAGATTTCTTAATTACCTATCTAGAATTAAAGAAGGATGATGAGAAGCAAAGAATAAAATCTACTCGCTAAACAAAAGAAGGGGCGACACTAAGCCGCCCTTTCTAGTTTTACTTAAGTCCGTGTTTCTCTACGGAACGTTTGACCCACAGTAGTGCAGTAGTAAGATGCTGCCTAGCTATCTCTAGCTCCTCAGTTTCCCAAAGATTGGCGTTGATGTACTCATCTGTCCAAGTAAAGTGATCCAGTAGTCCTTCATCAAACACACACCTCTTACTATCTATGTGGTCCTGTGCTTCTTGTTCTAGTTTCACATTACTTCTCTCTTTATTGCTGTATCTTTTAAGGAGCTTATTGGTAGATTATAACAGTTAGACTTTACTGTAAAGTTATTGCTTGGATCTACATCTCCTTTCCGTAAGTAAGTTGCATCCTCAAAGTACTTACTCTTAGGATACACACCTAAGAACCATGCCGTATGCAGATCATTGTGAACACGTACAAAGGCATAGTAGTCACACTTCTGCTTAGTGTTAAGCTCTGCAACAGAGCACTCATAGTAACGCTTGGGAGGAACCGTTGTACGTTTAGTTTTTACATCAACTGTGTACCCATTTTCTAGCTTAAGATCATAGTCATATGTATTCTCCTCACTGCCTCCCATTATAAGTCGGGCAACCTCCTCTCCTAAGAAGCCAGCAACATTACCTTTCCCCCCTGTAATGCTCTTGTTTAGATTGCCCATCTCATTAGATTTAGAACGGGCCTTATCAATCATTTCTTTAGAAATAGTTATCTCTTTCAATGTATATTCCTTCTAGGTAGCTATGTAAGTAATGACAGGGATGACAACTTTTTCAAGAAATGTCCCTGTGAAGATTGTTATTACTGGTACTACGACAAGTGCTGATAGAAAAGTCATGTTGTATTTCCTTTATACTAAGTCTACGATTTCACAGGAGTCACCAGAACACGCTAGTGTCTGACTTCCTGCAGTGTTGTCTTCCTTCTCATAGTCTGATAGGTCTTCCCAATTGATCTTCTTAGGCATGAGAGATA